CTAATTCGTAGCAAAAGCCACAGTATAAGATCTAAAGAGATGGCGAATCAATCAAAATTCGCCAACGCTATTAGCTACCACAGCGTGAAGAAGTCTTCACCCGATGGCTGTAAGTCAAAGCAGTTACCGGTTTCCCAGCGATCTCGCTCTGACGCATTAGTTCGAGGACTTAATCTCTTACTTCACCATCATGGTGCGAGTAATGAAATCCTCCACGCACTTGACTTTCAAGTGCATGCTTACCTAGATAGTTCCATTGACGAATGTGTCTGGCTCAAAAGAAGTAAATTCCTTCTAGCTTACCCACTCGCCAAATATCTACGTAATGACTCTCCTCCCCCCCCTGATCTGATCTTTCGACCTTCCGGATGTCTCCGACGCTGGATGAAACAACGTTTTATTTGTTTTAATAGGAAGAACACCCATCTCTGGTACTCATGGTACCAAGGAAAGAGGTGTTCCCTACCTTGTTCTGACGATTTTGTCAATCAAACGTATGTTGATCACTTAAAATCCCTAACTCAACCTGACCCAGGAAATGAGCAAACTATTGAAAGAATCTTCAAAGATGAGACCTTCTTACATGTATTAGACATTATATCTAAGAGTGTAAAGAAACAACTATCTAAGAAGGATAATTCATTTAGTCAATTCACTTCCCAAAATACTTCCCAATCTGCTAGTTTTAATACGACTAGAGGTTCGGGTGGTCAAGTTGAGGAACTGCGTGATCTCTGTTCATTCGATCCCATCGTCTCTCGTCTTTCCGACACCTTATTGGTAATGCGTGACGGTCCTCTTCTTAGTAGGACCGGCATTAGATACCATGGTGCTTGGGAAGAACGATCGAGTGATGGCACCGATTGGTCCGACCTTAAAAATCATTCTGATACTTTTTCCGTTCGACAAGGTGAACGCCGTTTATCTTGTTGTATACAAGCAATTCTTGAACCATTCAAAGTTCGTGTAATTAGCAAGGGTGAAGCCCTTCCTTATTACTCGATGAAGTACCTTCAAAAGGCGTTACATACTGCGATGAGAAAGATGCCCTGTTTTAAATTAATAGGACAACCTTTCTCCCCAACACATGTAATGGACCTTAAAGAAGGTGCTGAACCTGAGGACGAATGGTTCTCAATCGATTATTCTGCTGCGACCGACGGTCTCTCTTGGAAATATTCCGGAAGAATCCTTCAATACATATTGAAGGACCTTTCAAATATTGAGAGGGTCCGTGCCCTGCAAGTTCTTGGACCCCATGATCTTTACTATCCGTCACCGGACGGTAAAACCATGTTGGGAACACAGAATAATGGGCAGCTGATGGGTTCAATCCTAAGCTTCCCTATCCTTTGTCTTTCAAATCTAGGTGTTTATTTAGTAAACACGGCGGATCTCCATCTAGAACGCTTCCTTTTTGGAAGTGGTCTTGATGTGTCTTCTAGTCTTGAATGGCATAGGTATCGGTTATCTAGAGTACTTGTAAATGGTGATGACATGCTCTACGCAGCTCCACGAAACCTATGGCCTAGCCATAGTCAAATTTCGTCCGAAGTTGGCCTCAAGATGTCTGTCGGTAAGGCTTATATTCATCCCGTTTATGCTAACATAAACAGTACGAGTATCCATTGTTCTATGGAACCTACCAGCACACCATATCAGATTGATTTCCTTAATACTGGCCTTTATTTCGGCCAGCATAAGGTCCAAGGAACCACTGACTTAGGTTCCTTTGATGATGCTCTTGATGATTCTACGAGGTGGCTCTATGATAGCGTTGGTTTAATACCCAAAACTACCAGTGAGTTTGTCGTTAACATCAATCAGATCTTAAAAGGTGCATTGCCCGGAAAACAAGCAATGCTCCTATCGTCTTTCTTAGTTGAGAATAATAAAGCTATAAAAGATGAGTGCACTGCGGTTTATAAGAATACTTCGACGAATCGTCGGACTATCATAACACGCAATCTCTTTCTACCCTTATCTCTTGGTGGAATGGGAGTGGATCAGCCGGTTGGCTTTAAGTCCTCTATTACAGAATTTCAACGTCGTTTATCTTATGACCTCTATAATCGTCTATCACCTACTTTCGTAGATTTTAGCCGACCTATTAGAGGTTACGAGCTCGAACGACTTGAAGTCTGGAGAAGTCAACCTTGGTCGAAGCCTTCATCAGTCGGTGATATTAAGGAAATATCATCTGATGGTGGGCTGTCTTGTTCTAGGAGTATTCCTTTTAAGATACTCCGGCAAGGTCTGATCCATGTCGCACCAAACCGCTGCCTTTTGGCAGCGTGAGGAGTCCAACTAATGCCTCCAACTTTGTTATCCGCCTGGTAGGGGCGGTTCTAAATACCTCCATGGGGTCCTAATATTTATAAACCAAAACGGTGAATTGACCACACGGGTCGATTCTTAATACTTCCGTGCTAAA